CCAGGTGAACCAGGTATACAAGGTTTGACAGGTGATCCAGGTAGCCCAGGTGAGCCAGGTAGCCCAGGTGAGCCAGGTATACAAGGTGTGCAAGGTTTGACAGGTGATCCAGGTAGCCCAGGTGAGCCAGGTATACAAGGTGTGCAAGGTTTGACAGGTGATCCAGGTAGCCCAGGTGAACCAGGTATACAAGGTTTAACAGGTGATCCAGGTAGTCCAGGTGAGCTAGGTATACAAGGCACTGAAGGTAGCCAAGGCTTGCAAGGACTACAAGGTCCATCACCCACTGTAGCATATGGTTCGACTATAAGATCTGTATCAGTAACTTCACCAGGCACATCAACAGTAACAATAGATTTTAGTCAAGATGGAATTATATTGATCAAAGATCCAACAGATCCCCCCACAATTGCATTTACAAATATTACTGCTGGTAAACGATGCTCAGTTATTCTTCAAAATACTACTACAGATAGTATACTTGTTAATACTGGAGTGGCTGCGGATCAAGCAGTATCAGGAAGTAATTCAGTTCTTAATCGTGGTAGACAAAGTACATTTTTAGAATATGTTTGTTATTCCAATGTATCAACAGGTGTATTCCTAATTGTTGACCCATACTAATAACTAAAATAAAAAATACTAAATATAAACAACGGAGATAGCAACAATGACCAGCAAGATTCAATTAAGAAGAGATACTGCCCTTAACTGGACCAATTCCACTGCCATACTAGCACAGGGCGAACCAGGATTTGAAACCGACACTAATAAATTTAAAATTGGTGATGGCACCACGGTTTGGGCAAGTTTAGACTACGCAGGTGGTGGTGGCGGTGTTGGCATCGGCGATGATGGACAAATTGCCATAGGTAGTGGAACTACTGATCAAGGCGACACTAATTCCATTGCTATTGGAACTGATGCTGGAATCAGTCAATCAACAGCCACAATTGCAATAGGTCATGAAGCTGGATATGAGAACCAAGATCGAAGTGCTATTGCTATTGGACGTAGTGCCGGCGAAAGTGATCAGGGCAGAAGCGCTGTCGCTATTGGACGATATGCGGGTGCATATGATCAACGTAGTCAAGCTATTGCTATTGGATACTATGCTGGTAACGATGATCAACAAGACGATTCAATAGCAATTGGCAGTGGTGCTGGTAACGACAATCAAGGTTACGAAGCAGTGGCTGTTGGTGCTTACTCCGGTAATGACAATCAAGGACAACATGCTGTTGCTGTTGGATACGAAGCTGGTAACTACGAACAAGGCATTGCCGCAGTGGCCATTGGAGAAGAAGCTGGTCGCTCCGATCAAGATTTCCGTGCTATTGCTATAGGACGTTGGGCCGGAGAAAATAGTCAAGGTCAACAAGCAGTAGCTATTGGTGCATTGGCTGGACGTGAAGATCAACAAAATTACGCTGTGGCCATTGGTCGTCACGCTGGTCTTAATGAACAACAATCAAATGCTATTGCTATTGGTCAGGAAGCTGCCCAAGGTACAGAAAACGACATATATGTTTATGCTACCGATCCTGTAGGCGACGGAACGGATTATCTAATAACAGTCACTGATGCTAGCCAAGTTAAGGCCGGTATGGTGATTTATAATAACGGCTACGGCAATGGTCCAGATACATATATCACTGCTGTAGACTATGGAACTAATACCCTTACAGTTTCAACTCTACCCAATAACGGTCCTATATATGCTGGAGGCCAATTCCGTGTTCTAGGAAGACAAGGAACCAATGCCATTGCAATTGGTGCGTATGCTGCTCAATATAATCAATACCCTAATAGTATTGTAATCAATGCTACTGGCAGTGAATTAAAAAGTGCTGGCGAAGGAACACTAGTAGTTCAGTCACTACGCCAAGTAACTGGCGGCTCAATTCCCACTGGATTCTATCAAGTAGCTTGGAATCCAACAACTGGCGAAATGATTGTCGTAACTCCATAATTAAAGGACATACATAATGGCACAATATAATATCACAGCAACATCTGCTCAACTAAATCAAACAATTAGCAACATAGTAAAACCACGTGTTGTTAACCCAGGAGAAACACCGCCCGAAGTAATCCCTTTTCCAAGTCCTGCTGAATTTGCTGACCAAGCTGCGGCAGATGCAAATGCGGCAAAGTTTGCTAAATGGTTAAATCAACGTGACTATAATGGTGCTTGGGACTGGGTTGGCTCGGCTACAGCAGTTTAACTAAGGGTAAATCATGGCAACATCACCACCATTACAGGGCGCTCAGGGCTTTCAAGGCACACAAGGTCGTCAAGGAACTCAAGGTTTAGGAAGACAAGGGCTTCAAGGTACTGATGGTGCATATGCAGGTCAAGGTCGTCAAGGTGTACAAGGTAATGACGGATTTCAAGGTCGTCAAGGTACTCAAGGCACTAGCTTACAAGGTCGTCAAGGCACCCAAGGAGCACAGGCTGCTCAGGGTGTACAGGGTCGCCAAGGCATACAGGGAACTACAGGTTCAGGTGCTCAAGGTTCTCAAGGTGTAGCTGGCAGTGTACAAGGAACAACAGGCAGCCAAGGTCAACAAGGTGTACAAGGCCCAGCTGGCACTGGAGGTGGTGGCGGAAGTGGATTAGGTTCAAGGACCACAGCCAGTGCTACTACAAGTTCTATTGCCAGTAATGCTAGTGCTGATCTAAGCATTACAGGATTTAAAGGTTATGTATTATATAAAGTACAAACTTCAGCGGCTGCTTGGGTAAGACTTTATACCGACAGCACTAGTAGAACCAGTGACAACAGCCGTTTACAAACTTCTGATCCATTAGCTGGTGCTGGTCTAATAGCTGAAGTTATTACTACTGGTGCCCAGACACAGGTAATGACGCCAGCAGTTATGGGATTTAACAATGATGGCACACCGACAACCACAATCTATGCTAGGGTAACTAATCTCGGTGGCAGTAGTGCCGCAATCACTGTGACATTGACCTTACTACAATTAGAAGTCTAATCATGATATTAGATGATAATGCTATACCTCAAGAAAACTTTGCATCAGAACCCAAACAACCTGACAGCAATAATAGACAAGAATATGTAATTACCTTACATAGTTACGACGATCTTGATCATTTTTACGATGATATGGAAACACCAGGTGGAAGTTTATACATTCCCGATCGTGCCGTACCAGTAGAACAAAGACTACCCAGCAGTAGAAATACCAGTTATAGGCTTACTGCCGAGGAAGCTCAATTAATTCGGCAAGATTCACGTGTATCCAGTGTGGAGCTTCATTTAGAAGAAGCTGGTTTAAGAATTATTCCAGCTTGGACACAAACTGTACCAGGTTGGAGCAAAGCTTCATTCATTGCCAACTATGTCAATTGGGGTTTAAAAAGATGTATTGACGGATTCAGCCCCGCTGGATGGGGCAACGACGTATTTGGTGGCTACGAGCTTCCTGGCGAAACTATAAGTACTACATCTAGTGGACTCAATGTGGATGTTGTTATCTGTGATGACCATATCAAAACCAATCATCCAGAAATGGCTGTAAATGCTGATGGCACAGGCGGAACTAGAGTTATAGAATATAACTGGTACCAACATAAAAACGCAGTTGTCGGTGGCGGAAATGGAACATATACATATGTTGCTAACCCATCAGGAAATCATGGAGCACTTGTGGCCAGCATTGCTGTGGGAAATACTTGTGGGTGGGCCAGAGACGCCAATGTATATATGATTAATCCTTATGGCACTAGTGGCAATAGTCCAGAACCAAACACTAATGTTTTTCAATATGTTAAACAATTTCATCTTAATAAACCTATCAACCCTACTACTGGTCGTAAAAATCCCACTGTTATGAATTGTAGCTGGGAGTTTGTGGGCCAACTTTTGAGTTTACCAATAAGCTCAATGAGACATTTGGGTGTGGTATATAATACTAGTAGTTGGAGTCTTAATGATTTTGCCTATCCTAGCAGTAAAACTAGTGGTGCCATAACAACAACTGGTATAACTCAAACCTCTAGTAAACTTGCAGTACCAGTTCGTGTTTCATACGTTGAGGCTGATATGGCTGATATGGTTAATGCTGGAGTTATTTTGGTATTTGCTGCTGGAAATTCTTCGCTCAATATGCAAAAATATAGCGCCGATGTCAATGATCACTATAATGACTATTTGATTTCTAGTGGTACTACTTACTATCATCGACAGGGCACTGTGGCCTGTGCCAATGACACCATATGTGTTGGCTCTCTTAGTGCCAAAGCAAGATCTCAAAAATCTAGTTTTAGTAATACTAATTCTAGAGTAGATCTTTGGGCACCTGGTGAAACTATTGAAGGAGCTAGTAATGTCTTTTTTGGAGTCTACGATCCAAGAAATGGCAGTTATTATAAAACTTATGGGAATGGTACAAGCTTTGCTGCACCTCAGGTAGCAGGTATTATAGGTTGTATGTTAGAAACTTATCCTTATCTGACCCATGCAGAAGTACGAGATTTATTGTTAGATAGATTTGTATCAATTGGACAAATGGAGGAAGATCCATACAGTACTAGTGATAACGTTGAAAAATTTAACGGGGTCTTTAACTACTTAGGTGGTGCTAGTAATTCAATTGTTTACTTATATCCAGAAAGACCATTAACTGGTAATGTGTTTCCTAAGAAAAATATGAAATCTAGACCAAGTTATGGCCAACTATGGCCACGTCCAAGAATTAAAAGAATTTAATTAGCATAGTTAAATACAATATGCCAATCTCATTACAAACAATTAATTTAGGTGATTATGCCAACGATGGAACAGGTGATGACTTACGTACTGCCTTTGCCAAAGTCAATATTAATTTTAGCACCTTAGAAAGCGACATAACTAGTTTAGTTGAAGATACTAGTCCAAAACTAGGTGGTGATTTGGATCTTAATGGATTTAAACTTAAAAGTAATACACCAATTACAATTCAAGCTGGACAAGTGGTAGTAAGTGGCACTGTGCAGGCCACACGATTCATTGGACAGATCAGTGACATTAGCAATCATAAATTGGATGGGTTAAGTGATGTAGTAGTGCCAAATTCAATTGACTTAATAGAGGGTCAGGCATTAGTATATAACGGTGATGGGAGTTGGATCCCTGGCAATGTTGTTGTACCATCAACTACAGACGTAGATGGTGGTGGATCAGCAACTATTTTTAATTTAGATGAAGGAGCAATAATTGACGGGGGCAATGCTTAACTGCTTATGAAAATTGCTGTTATAACTGGTGTTAGTGGGTTACAAGGCGCCACTATACAAGATCCCGCTAATGGCGGATATACCAACGCTGATTATTATGCTTTTGTTGATCGTGAACATGAATGTAAAGTCTGGCAACAAAAACCTTTATTAGACTTTAGTTTAGATTCATACTTCTATCCTAGACGCAATGCCAAATTGCCTAAAATATTAGGCTTCCTATTGTTACCTGGATACGATTATTACATCTGGCATGATCATCATTGTGAATTACAAATGGATCCAGAAGAACTAATTAACACTCATGTCAAAGACAAGGACATGGCTGTTTGGCGTCATGCTGCTAGAGATTGCGTTTATGAGGAAATAGACCTATTAAACCGCATTAATTTTGATACTAATGACAGTTTGTCCAGTACTTTAGACTATTTTAACCGTATTAACTGGCCTGCTAAATCTGGTCTATATGAACTGACCAGTTTGGTCTATGCCAACACTCCCAAGGTTCAGGCAGCATTATTAACTTGGTGGGAATTTATCTGTAAACATAGCAGTCGTGATCAAATTAGTTTTCCTTTAATAGCAAAGAAACATCGATTAAAATTAGGAATTATGCCTGGTTCTGCCCAACCATATGGAGGCAGCAACACTATAATGCCTGTGATAAGGGACAAAAATAGCTAACCAAAATCCTATAAATATAGTTATAGGACAAAATCATGTTAGACGTTTGGACCCAAAGATCTGGATACAATTTAGGCATTTACGAAGAAAGAACTCAACTGGTTATCCCACTGCCTATATCTGCCAATAATGTAAAGTTTCATGTAATTTCAGGTAAACTACCACCTGGATTAAGATTACATGGCGCATCAATAATAGGAACACCTTTAGAAGTAGCCAAACCAACTGATTTTGAATTCTGTATAAGAGCCAGCAAAAATAATGAAATTTCAGATAGAACATATACAATTACTATTGGCGGTGAGGACCAACCCATCATAATAAATCCAGAGGGGCTATTACCAGTTGGACCTAACGAAACATATTTTATATTAGATTCCAGTCCTGTTGAATTTCAAATAACAGTTACAGATACCGATGTTGCTGCTGGTCAACGATTAAGACACTTTATCAGCAGTGATGATGGCACATTGCCACCAGGTCTTAAAATGGATGAAAATGGCCTAATCACAGGGTTTATCGAGCCATTATTATCAATTGCATTATCAGATAGAAATGGCAACTTTGATCGAACACTTTATGATAAAAACGGATTTGACTACGGTCTCAAATCAGATAACGGGTTTGACAGTTTTAAATTTGACACCATTAATTTTGATTATTCATTACCTGCAATTGGCTTCAAAAAATTAAATAGAAATTATGAATTCATTGTCACTGTCAGTGATGGCGATACCTTAGTTAAAAGAAAATTCAGAATTTATGTAGTCAACGAAGATTTTTTACGTGCTGATAACACCATAATGAGCGCAGGCAATAACACTTATACTGCTGCTAATAGTGGAGTTAGAAATCCCATATGGTTTACCAAACCTAATTTAGGAATATTAAGAGCTAATAATTATCATATAATTAAATTAGATGTTTATAATTCTATAGAATTGGGCACTATATTATATACTTTAGAACCATCTAATCCAGATAGTTCAATTAGCCAATTGCCACCGGGACTTAAATTAGATTCAACAAATGGCGAGCTATTTGGTATTGTTCCATATCAATCTGAAATTGAAGAAACATATCACTTTACAATCAATGCCAGTAGATATGGTAGAAAAAATGAAGTAGCATCAAGCATTCGCACTTTTTCAATTAAAATTTTAGGTGAAATTAACAGTCAAATGAGCTGGATTACACCTGAAAATTTAGGCGCCATTGATGCAAATTACATTAGTACATTGAAAATTCAAGCATCAAGTATATTATTAGGTGCAGATATTAGATATCAAGTTGTCAATGGTGAATTGCCACCGGGCCTTAAACTAGCTAGAGATGGGGAAATTACTGGCAAAGTTGAACAATATGGCAATGGCACTGACATTAAAGGCATGATTACATTTGACAATAACGCTTTTAAATTAGACGGCGACGAAACAACCATTGATAGAAAGTTTGAGTTCATTGTTCGTGCTCAGGATCAAGCAAATTACAGTAAAATTGATAAAAAATTTGTACTATCTATTAACACACCAAATGATAGATTATACAGTAATATCTTTATTAAAGCCTATATGGAACCGTTTAAGCCCACTCCTCAGTCAAGTAAACGAACAGTGTTTAATAGATTTATCAATGATCAAAGTATTTTCACCAAAGAATACATTTATAGATTAAATGATCCAAATTTTGGTGTTAGAACTGATCTAAGAGCAATTATGTATGCTGGCATTGAAACTAAAAGAGCAGCCACATATATCTCAGCTATTGGATTAAATCACAAAAAGAAACGATTCCTATTTGGTGATGTCAAAATAGCGCAGGCTAAAATACCAGGAACCATGACCAATGTTTACGAAATAGTCTATGTACAATTGGTAGATCCTTTAGAAATAGATAATAAAAAATTAAAACCCAAACTAAAACTGCCAAAAAGTTCTACTAAATTAACTGTTGACGCCAGTAATAGGGAATGGGAATCATCATATAATACACCAAACGAACCATTCGCTCCTCGCCCCAATGACATTGTCACTGTGGATCAAACTTCCATTCTAAGTAGTGACCCTAATGGCACTATACGATATCTCAATACTTACGCAAATTGGCGAGATAGATTGAGATTTTGGAAAAAGACTGACCCATTAGTACCAAATGTAATATTGGATCAATTTATTACCGAACGTAATTATCTCCCATTATGGATGCGTAGTTTCCAAGATGATACTAGACAAGAATTAGGATTTGTATTAGCACTACCGTTATGCTATTGCCTGCCAGGGTATGCCCAAGAAATAGTTTTAAATATAAAAAATTCAAAATTTGATTTTAAAAATTTAGACTTCACAGTGGATCGTTATATAATTGATTCAGTGACTCCAAATCCTGGCCAGGAAAATTATGGCGATAAATATCTCGTATTTAAAAATAACGGAATAATAATATGAGTAGTAATATAAATTTTGAGTCAATTGATGAAAGTTTTCCAGTACAAGGCCAAGATAATTCTAGTCAAGGATTTAGAGAAAATTTTAGATTTATCAAAGATGGCCTAGCCGCGGCTCATGTCGAAATAACTGATTTACAAGAATATAGCGCATTAAAAAATCAAAATAATAACTTCAATACCAATATTATTGAAAATGCCATATTAAATAATATCTCAGAAAAATATCAAAATAACGGTGTTGTCAGCGGTGATACTATTATTAATGTAATACAGGCGCAAGTTCAAAAATATGTGTTTACTTCCAATGCCACATTAAGTTTTAATAATTGGCCAGATACTGGTTCAATAGGCAAAAACTATCACATAAAATTACACATGCTCAGTAACAAAAGTGGCACATATAAGATAATTTTTGGCACAGAAAGCAAAGGTCCAAATACTAAAATCAAATATCAAGGATTTGAACTTGACCAAAACAGTCATTTTTATTTGTCATTGCCAATATCAGGTGCTGAACAGGTCGTTGAAGCTTGGACCTATGACGGCGGTGTCACTGTGTTCTTAAACTATGTAGGTGAATTCATATGATGTTTAATCCTTTACTAAACGCGTCTACTCTAAGCGATAGTGAATTAGAGAAGAAAATTCAAGAACTTGGACACAAATATTTTCAAACCAACAACGGTGATGTCAAAGTACAAATTATGAATTTCCTAGATATCTACAAACAAGAATTGAGTGATCGTCGAGCTCGCGCTTGGGAAAAACAATTCCAAAAAAATAAAAAAGACCTTGACAATCTAATCAATGTCAACTAAAATAGTTGCATGAAAACTGACAAATTTGGCAACGTAATCTACGATGTTAACGATGTGGTGGAATTAATCTACTGTGATAAAGAGCACTTGTTAGATAAAATTTATACCGAAGACAACGGAGAATTTACTAACTTACCAACTAAAAAAATAGACGCTAATATCTATAACATAAGCATTGAAGAGTTTGATCAAGTTTGTCAAAGCGAATGGCTCATGCCAGATGAATACAAAAACTTTAATATCGTAGAGTTTGTCTTAGATCAAACTACCAACGAAGAAGAATACCAAAGAGCAGTGGCAGAATTAACTGAATATGAAAATAGAAATATGTTCGACCTGCTGCGTTGGCTTAAATATGTAGTGGATACCTGCAGAGCCAATAACATAGTTTGGGGTGTGGGTAGAGGTAGTAGTGTAGCCAGCTATGTACTGTATCTATTAGGAGTACATCGTATAGATAGTATTAAATACAGTCTAGATTGGCAAGAATTTCTAAGATAAGGAGAAATATTATGGCAATGAAAGAAATCGCAAAAAAAGCATATAAAAGTATGCAAGGCAAAGAAGTTGACATGGAAAAACTAAGAAATCAAAACGAACTAGCATTAGCTGTGGGCAATGCCAGAGTAAATGCTCGTGGTGATGAAATTGGTCCAGGTGGAAAAATTATTCGTAAGCGTGAGGATGTCATGCAGGAATATTATAAAGGTAAAACGGAATAAGAGGCACAAATGGTAAAAGGACAACTAAAACCTATTAGAGACACCGTACTGGTGGCAGATATGAATTTTGATACTAGAGTAACTTCTGGTGGCATTATACTTAACAGCGACGATGGCAAAACAGAAGGCATCCGCCCACGTTGGGGGCGAGTTTATGCTGTGGGTCCCGAACAAACTGAAGTTAAATTAGGTGAATGGGTTCTTGTTGAACACGGTCGTTGGACCAG